CGCGCTTGTGTTCGGCTGGAGTGAACAAGGTGAACAAGCTAGCGTGAGCATTAATCTTCTCGGTTCGATGCCTGACCGAACCTCGGTTGAAGTCAACGTGAGTGAACCTCAGGACAAGTGAACATAACACACATTGTGCATCGCAAGCGGACTGATGGTCAGGATAAGTTAAGCTAATGGCAGAAAAGGATTGTTTTTCCTAGGATTGGCACACTTTATGGGGCAAAGTAGGCCCACCCCTTTTGGGGACGGCTTCGTTTACGATACCCCCCTCAAAAATTTTCCACCTTTTTGACCATGCTAAATAAAATCAAAATTGGTCAAACTGTATCTTTAACAACCGCTGAGAGGAAGTTGGCCCACTTCATCGCCAAGAATCGAAACGGCAATAATCGCTCGTTCAACGTGACGAACTTGAAGATCAGCGCGGAGGACGCTGCGACTGTGGATCTGGAGGGTGTCTGCGGCGAGATAGCGTTCTGCAAGCTCTTCAATGTGTATCCTGATCTGGATACCGACCGCGAGCCTCCGCATCCGCTTTACGACGCGGTTATCCCGCCTCCGCCGGGATTCCGCATCGATGTCAAAACGACCAAGTACGATACCGGCAAGCTACTGGTTGACTCGCGCAAGGGTAAAAAGACCGAAGGTGTGGATTTCTACGCACTGATGACCGGGAGCTTCCCCGGTCCGTACACATTCAGAGGCTTCATCGCGCGGGAACAGATCATCCAGCCACATAAACTTGGCCTACTCTGCGGGTACAAGAGCTACATTGCGGAGCAGTTGGAGCTGACGGACGAGCTTCCCGATCCTCCACTATTCTGATTGACATTACGGCCATTCGTATGCGTCAGTCCGCTCATCGACCTTAAACGTGAACGTGGATTGGTCGTCCACAGCAAACTGTCTAAGCGGAAGTGACGACCGCAAACGGAAGGTAGGTCAATCGACCATCGTGTGATGGGGAGGATGGCCTACCGATAGCAAACGTCGGTTTAATTCATTTCATCTCATGTCTTGTCCCAATGTCTTTAACGCCTTCGCGGTGGCTACCGAGTCGCTCGCGCAGGACGTTTACAAACGCGCCTCGTACCGTTCGATGTGGCTCAACCTCATTGAGCGCGGCGAGTATCCTCAGGGTACGGGTCTGACCCAGACCTCGTTCACCACGACCTCCATCGAGCCGACTGCGGCTGAAGAGTGGTCCGCCATCACCCTCGCGTCCGGCAACCCCGGTTCCGAAACCAGTGCTTGCGATGTCACCTACAATGACGTTCCGGTCGGCTACAACGCTGTCACCTGGGGGCCGGAGCGTTTCGCCCTCAAAGGTCCGCTCCTGTGTAAGGACGATCTGACCTTCGACCATCGCGTCGAGGCGTTCCTGCGTGTGTACTTGGAGAAGCTCTCCATCCGCGCTCAGCGTTCGTGGGAGACTCGCTATCAGAACATGTTCGCCAAGTACGCCATCAAGGCGGTGGCCGACTCGTCCTTCACTCAGGTTGAGACGATTCCGTCTGGTGTGAACGAGCTGCCCTGGATTCAGACCGGCTCCGTTGGTCAGGCGTTGAATCAGGCTACCTCCGAGCTGACGCAGGAGATGCTCGATGTCGCCGCCGCCACGCTGATCCGCAATGGCGCGACGAATCCTGATAGCTCTGGCTTCATCAGCTACTCTAGCGATGGTCCGGTGTTCCCGCTGTATATTGGCCTGGAGGCTTCCCAGCGTATCGCTCAGAACAATGCCGCGCTGCGTGAGGATCTGCGCTTCGCCGATATGGGTTCTGGTCCGGGTGCCGAGCTGCTCAAGCGGATTGGCGCGAATCGGGTCATCAAGAACTTCCGCCATATTCCGAATCTGTTCCCGCCCCGCTTCAGCTACGCTGGCGGCAAGTACACGCTCATCCAGCCCTTCACCAGCTCCAGCGGTACGAAGGGTACTGTGTTCAGCGTCAACCCGAGCTGGACGACCGCCCTGTACGAGGGTGCGTTCATCCCGACTCCGTACGTCATCAAGAGCCATATCGTTCGCCCTGTGAACCGTGTTGGCGACTTGAGCTGGATGCCGACCAACTACATGGGCGAGTGGCAGTGGGTGACTGGTGCCTACAAGCTCGATGTGGATTGCGCCGATCCTCTGGAGAAGAAGGGTCAGCACTACGCTGAGTTCATTCATGCTGTGGAGCCGATCTTCACGAACCAGGGCATGACGATTATCTTCCGCCGCTGCACTGGCGCGCTGACTCAGATTATCTGTTCCTAATCGGAACAGCTAATAGCATCCGAAAGACCCGCAGGTCCAAAAGGCTTGCGGGTTTTTGCTTTAGCATTGACAAGGATCAGCAGGATCTGATGCTCCCCGTATGCCGAGTTTTACTCTCCCCGAAGGCGTTGAGATTCCCGAGAATTTGAAGGAAGGCGAGGCGTTCCAGACGATGGCGACGATTGTCCTCGGTAAGAACGGTAAGGCCGAGTTCATCGAGATTGATGGCATGGCCATTCCCGGCTACGAGAAGAAGTCGAAGGGTAAGAAGCTGGCCGAGCGTGGCTATGAGGAGGAGGAGGGCGAGGAGATGGAATCCGAGGGCGGCGGCGGCGGTTTTATCGCCGAGGTGATGCAGCGCGGTGCCGGTCCGATGGCCTAATTCGGCAAATCATAGGAAAACGATATGGCGATTATCACATGCGATGAGGCGGAGACGCTGATCAATGAGGCGGCGTCGCTGGGATGTCGCTCTCCGTGGGAGGTCGAGTTGGCCAAGCTCGCGCTGGAGAATCGCATCGCGACGTATCTTCAGGGTGGCGGAGCGACGCGCGGAACGTATCGGAGTGTCACGGCTACCGGCAATGTGGTGAGCGGCGATTATCTGATCATTGCCGATGCCACAGGTGGCGCGATTACGATGACATTGCCGCCTGCCGCTCTGGTTCCTGGCCGCATCTACGTTTTCAAGCGGATCAACAGCGGCGCGAATGCGGTCATTGTCGATCCGAGCGGTGCCGAAACGATTGACGGAGCGGCGACGTACACGCTGTCTGCTCAATGGAATTCCGTGACGATCATGTCGAACGGAACGGCGTGGTTCATTATCTGAGAATTCTATGGCCAACATCTCCTGCGAACAAGCGGCTGAACTGATTGCGGAGGCGTATGGCGCGTCCTGCAAGAGCAACCGCGAGAAGAACCTGCTGGAGATTGGCCTACTCTGGGAGGCGGCGACGCTTGGCGGCAATGCCGATATCACGGCGGATAACACGGTGATAAGTGCGGACAGCACGATCATCACGGCGGACATGACCGAGTTTTTCTAAGACCGAAAGAAACCCCTTACATAGATTATGGCACAGCAAACGATTAACGTAGGCGCAGCTCCGAATGACGGAACGGGAACGCCGCTGCGTACGGCATTCCAGTACACGAACAGCAACTTCAGCGAGCTGTACACGGCTGTCGGGCCGAGCGGCAATAACATCGTCGTACCGGGAAACGCCACCATCACCGGCGATCTGACGGTGGATACCAGCACCCTGAAGGTTGTCGCTGCAAGCGATGTCGTTGGAATCAATACGGCATCTCCGCTGACTGGCAACGATGCTGGTCTGACGATTGGAGCGATTGGAACGGTTAAAGCCTTAAACATTGGGCTTCAGAACACGTTTGCTCGTTTGCGCGAAAAAGACGCAATTGATGCTTTTGCAATTACCACAAACATCACTGCCTCAAACACTCAAGACGACGCAACCAAGTCTTCTTGGAAAGTTCGTTTTGGTTTTGGAAACGGAAACGACAACTTCCTGATTGGTCGTTCTAATGTTGGCAGCACCACGTTCCAAGATATTTATTCGGTATCGGCAACCTCCGCTGTTTGGAGCGACGGCGCAGGCGGCACTCGGATGACCCTCAACGCCTCCGGACTTGGGGTGGGGACGAGTCCGACTAGCAAGCTTACAATCAAGCCTTCCGCATCATCTAGCGGCATTTTTGAGGTATTGACCGGAAGCACAAACACAGATTCGATTCGCGTAAGCGGCGGAGGCACCGTAAATAGCTGGCTTGAATTGCGCGGATATTTGGGCGTTAAGCTTTATTCTGACGCTACCAATACGGTTACCGTAGACTCCTCCGGCAACGTCGGCATCGGAGTTACGCCGAGTGCGTGGACGCTCAAGGCCGTTCAGATTGTCAACGGTGGTATTTACGGCTCTGGAAACGAGACTGGCTATTATGCCAATGCGTTTTACGGAAGCTCTGGATGGAGATACATCAATTCGGCTGGAGCATCTGGATATCTTCAGAATGGCGGTTCTCATCAATGGTACAGGTCCACATCCGCAAATGTCGCAAACACCGATCCTGTCTTCACGCAAGCCATGACGCTGACGAGCGGTGGGAATTTGCTGGTGGGTGATACAACGTCTCCTCTTGCAAGCAGGCTTTCTCTGTTCACCACTTTTGCTCAACCGGATGGCATTGTAATTCGCAATACCGGCGCAACCGCTGGTCTTTATTGGAGGTTTGGTGCAGTCAACAACTCCAATACGTTGTTTGTGATGAACGCAAGCTCCGTTGGTGTTACTATGGCTGACGGAGCAAGTGCTTGGTCTGCTGTTTCAGATGAGCGTTTGAAAGATATTATTGAACCGATCAGCAACGCTGTGGCGAAGGTTGGTTCTCTCCGGTCTGTCATCGGTAAGTACAAGAGTGATTCCGAAGGGACTCGACGCTCGTTCCTCATCGCTCAGGACGTAAAGTCTGTACTTCCTGAAGCTGTTGATTCGACTGATATCGAATCACTTGGCCTTCGCTACACTGAAGTGATTCCGCTGCTTGTCGCTGCTATCAAAGAACTCACCGCCGAAGTCAACGCTCTCAAGAAAGCCTAATTTATGACCATCCTCTGGCTCATCGAACGCCTTCTCGTTAAACCGACTGAAGGCTCCAACACGGACGTTGTGATTACCGCCGACTGGCGTTGCAACGGCTCGCAGGAATCGTTCAGCGGCACCTGCTACGGCTCCTGCTCATTCGCTCCGCCGACTGGTAGCTTCACTCCTTATCCTGATTTGACGCAGGAACAGGTCTTGAGCTGGTGCTACGCCAACGGAGTCGATCAAGCGGCCATCGAAGCCAACGTCTCGCTCCAAATCCAGAACCAGATCAACCCGCCGGTTGTGGTGCTGCCGCTGCCGTGGGTGCCGCCTGCTCCTCCGGTGGAAATCGTCCCGCCGCTGATTCCACAAAGGGTGCCGAGTTTGGTTGCGAATGATGAGCCTGT